TTTTTTTTTTTTTTTTTTTTTTTTTTAAGAGGTTAAAGAGGAAATGTAGAATGAAATCCACAAACCCTCCATAACTTTACGAAAGTAACGATAGTAATGTAAAGAAAGAAAGAAAGAAATTAACGCATGATAGACTCGTCAGACCACGTGCTGGAAAACCTGTCGAAACTCGACATAGCTGATATAGACGAAAGAAGTGCCATATTAACATCAGAAGGCTTGATACGATATTGTTCACAACAACCCTTAAGTAACGCATTTCGCACACGCACATCCGAATACCAGTGCGTCAAAGACCGATAACTCTCGTAGGTCTCGCGAAGCGTAGACTTATCAAAAATTGTCAATGGTCGCAACAATTTCAAATAAAATTTAATCGGATCGTAAACGACAATGTACCTACCATCGAGCCAAATCAAAAACCGAGAACAGTTATACTTAGCATCCATCATAATAAGACGTTTCTCTGCCAAATTATATATTATCGCCTTGCGTTGCGAAACGGTCTCGAAATCTAATTCCCTTTTCATCGCGATTTCAATGTCGTCACCTTGGAACCATATATAATGAAAGTCTTCTCTTTTCAATTTAGCAAGTGCCACTTCAGAGAAAATGTTGACGACACTATTACCAAGTAGCGTGGTCGGGTGACCAGACCTCCGCTGCTCAGCAAGTATAATTTTCATATAGCGTCCTAAAGCACGAGCGGTGACTTGGTGGTTCATGGCAAACCAGTAATCAAGGAAACCTGAATCTGCACCTACCGCTTCATACAATACTCGCTCGATGTACCGTGCTCCGATATTCTCGGACTTATCGTATTGAGAAATATCGCATTGAAGTGAGTACTCGAAAGACTGTTGACGATGTGGATTTATCGCGTTAATACGATCGGCGATATCATCATCGCTTTTCATATCTCCGGAAATAATCTGTTCATTCCACAGCGATTCCATTCTTAAAGCAACTTCTTTGAAATAAGCCAACGCAGAAGCCCCTTCGTGTGGTGGTAAAAACAAAACCGTTTGTGACTCAGTCGGTTTATTATGTCTCTCCGACGGTTTCTTTCGGCCCTTAAGTATCAAACTGAGTTGATCGTAACGCGCGTTTTCCAATTTAGCAACACCAGCCCGCAAATATCTCTCATTCTTTTGTGGTGTCATATTCGCGCTCCAAACAGAAATATCACGACGATCGATAGCAATCTTATTAGTCTGCATCTCACGCAACAACTGACGCCAGTTTGATTTAAAACAACAATCGGCGAATTTCTCAAAGTTATCGCGTACGAATCTTTC